GCATATCCATAATTATATATTTTGATACCGTATTGGTGAGATGGTTTTATGGTGGAAACATAATCTCCAGATAAATCGTCTCTATTATATGGATTGTCCGAAATGCAAAGGTAAACTACTCCGGTTTCTGGAACATAAACATAAAAATTAGTAACTGTTGTTGCAAGTCCTAGTTTCCAAGGAGTATAGTAAGAACTTCTATTCCATGTATTATTTTTTACAACTCCTACTATGTTATTTTTTGTTACTCTATATGAAACTTCTGCATCTTTCCATGCTGTCTTATGTGCTTCTAAAGAATCAGAGTTGAAAGTAGTAGATGTATTTCCTAGTAGTAAGTACTTTACATTATTTTTTCCGTAGTTTCTGATGTAATCTGTTACTTTATTTGCCATTGTTTCTCCTATTATGGCCACGCCGGACATGCACCACAAGTTAGTCCTGAATTTGGACTAGTAAATCCTTCTTGATAATATATGTCAAAAAGATTACCAATATTTATGAACAAAAAATTTGATTTTGTTATTTCGTTTGTCCAATTCGGAAAGAAGTGAGTGACAACACCATATGTCGCACCATCGTCCCACCCATATTCAGTGGTACAACCTGTACATTGTGGTAATCCGTATAGAGTTATACCACCAATATAAGAAATACCAGAATTATAGGTTACTCCTATTTGATATGGACCATAATTTCCAATTAATGGAGACTCAGACAGAGTTTGAGTTATGTCTGGATTTTGTGGACCTTCGTAATCGTTTATTGTTTTTTCAAAAACAACTCGCATCCCAGCAGGATGTAACATGTCTAAATACATTTCTCTATAAATTTCTGCTGTTTTTCCTATCTTGAGTAGATATGAGTATTCTTGAATCCAATCAGAATCCTGCATTCTAGAACCATTTAAGTATGATCCAGCAAGATCATATCTATCGTTATAGTCTCCAGTAGTTCCTTCATTTCTAAATTTAAACTTATCGCTTAAAAATGCTCCACCGTTTAATCGAAGCATATTTCTTTTTGGTTCATAAATTTCAACATCTGCTGGATTTTCTACACCAAACAAAGAAACAAAGAAATAACGAATTGCACTTATTGTTGTTTTTCTTTGATGTAAATTTTTTCTTATTGATTTTATAAACTTTATAAAATTTTCAGTAGATACATTTCCACCATTTATATCCAAAATTGAAGTATTAAACCCATTTGCATATGCGAATGCAAAACTTTCATAAAATTTACTTTTAGTTGTTTCCACATCTATAAGATCTAATAATTTTTCAGATAGAGTATATTGTGCTCCTTCATCGGTATCGCAATATAACCAATCGTAATACTTTTGTAAAAAATCAAATATACTTATAGGTGTTTGTCCTTGAGATTTTAATTCTTGTTTTTCATAGACAACCCAAAGAGGAATATATTTTGTTATATCGTGCAACGTATTACAAGAAGCAGATTTGGGAATAAATCCATCTAAAGTTTCTTGTAGATCTTCTGTTGATTTTAAAGTTTCAAATAGATTATCAATGTCTCTTTTGAGAACATTTTGTTGTACATTTGTTACTACAACTGGAATGTTCATCTAGTTTCAACCTCTGTTAAATAAACATTGTTGATATTATTAGCATATGGTTTTACATATTTTCTATCTAAAGGAATTGTTAATCTAAATTCTTCAGTAGAAATTGCAGGTATAGAAATAATTCCCTGTGAAATATTAATTTTACCATAATCTACTCCTGTTATTTGCTGTCCATTTAAAACATTTATTCCTCTTATGTTTATAAATGAATTTCTATTTGACCCTTGTGTAGTTACAACTCTAAGAGTAATTCTATTTCCGTAAATATCTGTAAATGGAGATTGTGTTATAGTTAAATTATCTATTATTCCAATTTTGAATGAGTTGTTGGTTCCTATGTTTATTTCTGCATTTGGATTTCCTGTTGCTATTAGAGAAAAATCAAAGTCATCAGATGATATTAAAACTTTATCGGAAGAAAATGCAGCATTTACATCTTCCGATATTGTTTGTGCGTCAAATGTTTGATCTAGTCTGCCATAATTAATGTAATTTGTTTGAATGTATGACTTTACTCTATCTTCTATTTCTTGTTTTTGTCTTGGAGTGGCAAACGGATTTGCAATTGTTATTCTTAAATTTACAGAAAAATTTACTGGAATTGGTTCAACTAATTCTGGAAAAACAGTTATGACAGAATAATCTCTTAATAGTTGAATAATTTTTAATCTATCCGCAATACTAACTCCACCACCAGTTGTCTCTGGTGCGATAGAAACAAACACTCTTCCAAATTTTGGTGGATATACTTCCTCACCTCCAAACACGGTATAGTATCCATTTTGTATTATTCCCGATTCGGATATCAAAGCAATATAGTCTGCTTTGGTTACTGCTCTGCCTTGTGCAGAAAACCATTTTGGTGCTATAAATTTTATTTGATTGATATCTGGAGCATCCAATCCACCACCGGACACAAAACACTCAGGACAGGATACGCCTATATCTAGATTAGTACCAGAAAAACCAGTGTTTGCACCATTTACAAATGTACTAATATCATTTGAAATTTTTCCAGAAGATGACATATATCTAATATGAACTATATCATCAACTGTTACTTCTCTTCCTAAACCATTTACTATACCAAATTGGATTACAAATCCACCAGTGCTAAGTCTTTCTATAAAGTAAATATTATCATCTGTTATATTTGAACCTATATTTCCTACTAGTTTCCATTCTTTAAACTGCGTTTCTTCATTTAATTTGACTTTAACTCTTATGCTACTAATATCTACATTTTGATTTGTAATAAAATATTTTTGATTTGTAGTATCAATTGAGTTTATTGCACTTTCATCGTTTATTAAAGTTCCTTCGACTATTTCTAATATACAATCACTATCTTGTACATCTCCTGCCTGTAGGTTTCTAAACGTGTATTGAATACCTTCAGAATTTACTCCATAAAAAACAGAGTGTTCTGGAACCTGACCGTTTGTAGTTGTGTCGATCCCGGATATAAAAATTTTAGCAGTAGAAGATTTTCTACCCGGAACGGTATAACCTAGAGGTTTAGATAGAGAAATTAAAGAATCTACTCTTTGTGCAGAGTCTATAAACATTTCACTAGCAACCATATTCATATAATATGCATAATAAAATGTGTTATATGCTAGAAGATCTATGAGGGTTCTCATCGCAGAACCCTCGTAGTTATAATCTTTGATTATTGCCTGTGTTTTTAAATAGTCTATTAGGCTTTTTTTAATTTCCTCAAAATCTAAACTACCAAGAATTTTATCTGGAGTATTTGCCATTATCTTGTCCTCTCTATGCTTACGGTTATCGTTTGTGTTGCACCGTTGATTGTATTTCGATAAACAATCTCTATATCTAAAACTCTTGGATTTGATTTATTGATTGTGAAATTTACTTCAGTAACCAATGCTCTTGGTTCAAATCTATTAATCACACCTTGTATTTGAGTTTTATAACCAGTTAGTCTGACATCATTATTGTCTATATTTTCAAACAATAGATCATAAACAGCACTACCAAAATCAAAATTAAAAGGTTTTTCTCCAAATCTACTTAAAACTATATGTTTCACTGACTGACGAATACAGTTTCCGTCCTTCTTTAGATTCAAATCACTAGTGAATGAATTCTTTGAAAGAAAAAATGGTATATCCGAGAATAGACTTTTAGCAATTTTCATGCCATTATTTATACTCAGAATAGAGAATCCAACAAGGTCAATAGATCAGGAACTGTAGAATCTTGATTTCTAGACATAGTGTCTCTAACAAGAGTTATTTTCATTTTTTGATTCGAATCCTTATAAAACCCATTTACTATTTCAGTCACTAACCACCTACCGTGAAGGTTCTTTTCCTGTATAGGAACTCCCGCAACAGTAATGTCCTGTTTAATCTTTACAATATCTCCAATTTTAACTTTACTAGTTGGAGGAACTTGAATTACGATTGTCTGAGCACCAAATTGACTCATTAGTGCTTTTCTATTTAATGGTGTCTTTCTAGGAGTATCCCAGAATGTTGCATAAGTTCTAGTGTATTCTAGGTAATCAACAAATTTCTTTCCAACTTCAGGACAATTGCAACTACAAGGATTTGCAGGATCACTCCACACACAACCAAGATAGTCTGGACCTAAATTTTCTAAAATCAAAGTACATTCCTTGATTTCCTTATACTTTCTATAAAGTTCAAGATAACTTGGTTCTTTTTCCTTTGGTATATGTTCTTTTGCAGGACATAGACAATAAGGATCGTTTGGTGGACATAATGCATTTGAAACTGGACCTAGAGGATTTGCACAAGTAAATTTACTACATAAATCTTTTGTATTTCGTGAGAACACTATAAACTGGGCAGAGAAATTATCATCAAAAAGATCATAATTTGGCGCCATAGTTTTAGGAGATACCATTCCATAATCACTTTCCCCTGTAAGATCATATTTCCAGACATCGGTAGTAACTAACCCTGGTTTATATAATATGAAATCCCCAAATAACCAATGTAGTGTTGTTTGGTGGAAGTACTTTTCAACTGCACCATGACCAGTTTGTTCTAATGAAATTTCAGAATGAACAAATGCATGATTTGCTAAAGCTTCACCTTGAGTAGTATCGGTTCCAAAATCAGCAGATTGAACTGCTAAAATTTTAAGATCTCCAAGAGCATCCACACCCTCTTTTGTTAGTCTTAACCAACGATCTAATTCATCACCATACCACCAGTAATAATCTTGATACTTATAGGCAAATAGATTACCTATGTACCCAGTACTATCACCAGCATTTGCTCCGAACTTCTTTGAAAGAACTGCAAATAATTTTTGTGGTATAAAGATATTTTTTGGCACATGGAACGACCACCAAGATCTATGAGGTTTAATCCTTCTATAAGAATACTGTAAGTAACCACTACCATGAGCACTTTCTTTGTATTCTGGATCAACATCTGCTGATCTTTGGAACCAATCATAAGTTTCAAGTTGATTTGAACTTACATCCGGTTTAGCACCACCATGATACCATTCAGATTTCCACCACCAACCCTTTGGATCTGCTGTATAGTATGGATAAGAGGTTTCGAACCCAACTTCCGGCCAAAGATCCATGCCATTGTTTGTTAGTGATGTATCATTTAAATTTCTATATTCTTCCCACCAATGATATTGTTTATCTGTTTCTTCATCAGATACTTTAGACTTCTTAACAGCAACATCAAATCCATACGGATCCATTCCAATAACAACTACATTATTTCTTACAGTTTGTCTACCAGTAGGTCCAGCAGTTAAAGAAACAAGATATGGTAAGAAATATTCTGTCCCTGCATCTCTTACAAATCCGTTAGGGAAATCAATTATTCTATCAAGACCAATAGGATCTTCAAATTCAATTCTAATGTATGAAGTTAATTGTTCTCTTTTTAGATTTGCAGGAACTGTTTGTGATTGTATATTATAAAGATTAAATGTATTTGAATATTGACTGGGTGTAATGGAATTTACTAAATCTGATTGAGTACTATTACCAAAATCTAAATTAGTTTCAAAACCAAAATTACTTGAAACTTGTGATGCAGGTAAAGAAACAATTGCATTTTCTGTTAATAATACATTATTACCACACTTTAAATAATCCGGTGAATATGGTTGTTCTCCAAAGTTATCAAATGGGAAATTATTTAACGGATTTGAATCCAAATATGTGTAATTTTTATATAACTGTCTTTGAGTTATAAAGGGAGATTGATATTTTTGAGAGTAGTAGGGGTGATTGTTACCACTAAGAGTTGCTGTAGTATTTTGTGCTGGTTGGTTCCATGCAAAATTATATAACCATTCTCCTAATGTGGCGCCAGTAATTCCTTTTGCTCTTGCAAGTAACTCATACCGACTACCTCTTATAGATCTCTTCTTTATTGATTTTATATTGAAAAGAGAAAGATCCGATCTGATTGGTCCGGTTCTACCTCCCTGAATGCTTCCAGCCAATCCAGTTGAAACATCAGTAAATACATTTTTTCCTGGCATCTTTGAATAGAAGAAAGCCTTTCTATTCCACCATTCTTCATATAACTGAGTAAATTTTGTAACTATTCCTTGTTGTACTATTGATTTTGTATATTCCAATAGTTTAATTTGAGCATTTAATAATTTTATTTCTTGTTTTGCTCTTCTACCTTCTACTTCCAAGTATAAAGGATTAAAGCAAAGTTTATTATAGCAGTCTCCACTATCCAAACATCTTCTGGTTACTGCAACATCCCCGTTGGGCCCAATGTAATCGTCTAAATCGGCAAACGCTGCTCCGCCGCCTGGAATATAACCATAATTATAGTACCAGTTGCCCTCAGTTCCTATGAACTGTGCAATTGCTTTCATGAATTTTTCTTTTGAGCATTCTTTTGCCCACTCTGGAAGTGGTGAATATGTTTTCTTTTGTTCATTTGTACAATTGCAACAATTAAAATTATCAAATTCTACATCATCATTAGGTCCACTAGCGTCACTAACTCCCTCTAAGAAGTTATTGCATTTAATGCATTGGCCTCGTGGTAAAACGATTAGAGGAACTTCACCTAAACCATCAACATAATTAAATCCTACACAAGCAGAAGGTTCTCGACTAAAAACACTTCCTGTTAATGGATCAGTGCATCCTTGTTTTAGACAAGCAGGTCCTCCCTCTTGACACACATCACCTGGACCATTGTTTCCGCTCCCATCTCCAACTGCAAATATAGTAAAACGAGGAATATACAATCCACGACGTTCTGAGCAACGCGAGCATTCCTCTTCACTATACTCTTGAAACACCGTTTCCCAAGTTGTTGGTGTAGCTTTGGTGTCGCATGGTTTTCCAGAAGCGTACTGATCAAGTGTAATTTTACTTGGGCAATCTGAATTAATTTTGGCTGGTCCAGGATCATCAATATTTTTTTCAGTATCACTAGTTAAATTCTCAAAATTTAAGTCGCGTGTATTATATGACACACAATACCCTAATCCATTCCATGCAACTTTATAGGTTTTACCACAAGAAGATGCAGTAT